TCCAAATTTAAAATCAATACATTTTCATACAAATGCATCAATGTGGACAAAGGAAATGTGGGATAGTATGCCAAATGTTCATAAATATGTAACAACCTGTGAGATATCAATAGATGCAGGAACACGTGATACCTACGAAAATAAAACAAGATTGGGTGGTAAATGGGATACCTTAATCGATAACTTAAATTTTATTTCTACAATAGAAACACTACAATCAATAAAAACATCGTTTGTTGTACAAGATACAAATTATATGGAAATGGAAACATTTTATAATTTGATGTATTCTATTTTTGGTAAAAAGGTAAATGTATTTTTTGGTAAAATAACAAATTGGGGAACATTTTCGGAGGGTGAATTTAAATTGAAACAAGTGTGGGATATAAAACACCCAGAACACTATTTATTTAAAAAAGAGTTTAATAAAATATGGAAAAATCAAAATTTATTTCATAATCTTTATGAATTTATCGATACTACAAATAAAACTTTGATATAATGCGTATTCTAATTTTGTCACATACAAGATGTGGTTCTACTACATTATGTAAATGGATATCAAACGAATTGGATATTGAATTAGATGAAACTCCATATGATAAAACTACATTCGAATCTATATTTAAAAAAACAAATATAATTAAAAAAATAGTTGTAGAGGAATATATGCCATCAAATGAAATTATAAATAAATTTGATAAAGTTATATGTTTGACGAGGGAAAATAATATTGACACCGCCATAAGTTTTATTAATGCCGATAGTAAAGATATATGGCACGATACATATAAAATAACAAATGAGTGGATTAATGATAATCGAAATAAAATAATAGAAACAATTTACAAATACGAACATTTAAAAAACCGTTTAAAAAATAAAGATGTATTTCAAATAACATATGAAAATATGTATATTAATAAAACAGACGTTAATAGGGTCGTTAGTTATTTAAACATTGAAAATCCAATACATTTGGATATGCTTGATTATAATAAAAAATATAGAAAAGATACATATACCTTAACGTATGATAATAAAAGAAAAAATATTATTTAGCAAAGAAGAATGTGAATCTATAATATCATATAACGAAACACATATCACAAATTGGAGAATGGGTGATAGAAAATATAATTCACAACCAATTATATATTCATTAGAAACTAAATGGTTATTTGATAAATTAAAAACATTTGTTGAAACGGAAACCAATATTAAAATTATAAAAATAAAAGAAAAAATACATTTTCATAAGTTTATAAAAGGAGATTGGTTTGGAAAACATAACGACATTAGAGATAATAGAGTATATGCTGTGGGAGTTTTGTTGAATGATGATTTTACTGAAGGGGATTTTAAATTATACAACCCAAATGAAATTATATTAAATAAAGTTATTGGAAATACTTATATATTTGATGTAAGAATTGAGCATGAAATAACACCCATTTTAGATGGAGAAAGATATTCATTACTTTGGTTTTTGCAAAACGAACATATAAAAATAGAAACAAATAAATTAATATGAAAGCATTAGAATATTGGAAACCTGAGACTTTTGAAATTTCATCATATAAGTATTCATTAAAAGAAAGAGTGAATAATCAATACCGAACATCGGGTAACGATAATACCAATCTATGCACCTACACCTATAATGAATTGGGATTTAGAGGTGATAGTATAAAAAAAGAAGGATTTAGGGTAATGTCATTGGGATGTTCAATTACGGAAGGAGTTGGTGTAAACGACAATGAAACGTGGCCTGCTCAATTTTGTAATCATATTGAAAATGGTGTAAATTTTAATTTTGGAACCGGTGGGAGAAGTAATGATTTTATATGTAGATGTTTAATGAGTTATTATGATTTAATTAAACCAGATTTAGTCTTAATAATGTACACCTTTCCACATAGAAGGGAAATATATACGGAAGATAATGGCATTGAACCATATATACCAACTAGAGTTTGGGGTAAATTATTAGAAACGGAAGAAGGTCAAACCATTCAAAGCAGTTTAGATATTTTACAAAATGATAATTCTGATTTTATAAATTGGTATAAAAATCATCAATTAATAAAATTATTTTTAGAATCAAAAAAATGTAATTGGTTGTGGGATGGTAAACATTTATTAACCGATTACCAAGAGTTTAATAGATTTACCGCATTAGACAATTTTAAAAAGGATTTGGGTTCTGATGATTTACATCCTGGACCGGAACACCATAGTCATTATGGTAGAGTGTTGTTTGATTATATATCAATGAAATTTCCAAACTATTTACCTTATGGAGAACTGGAACGCAAATTAATATAAATTTGGTAATGTCAAATATTTGTCGTATATTAGAGTATTATAAACAATTAAACTCTAAATTATGAAACAAAAGACAGAACAAGAATTAAAAGCAAATTATGACCGATTTATAGGTATAATTAAGAAATATTTCAAAGGAGAAAGATTGGAGAAATTACTCCATATGTATTCCGAAGAAGAATTGGGTGTTAATCTTACACTATCTGCAGCATCTGGCTCAAAACACTATCATAACGCATATATAGGTGGGTATATTGACCACATCTTTAATGTATGTAAGAACGCTCTTAAAATGAGAGACCTATTCGTAATGCAAGGTGGAGAAATTGATTTCACCGAAGAAGAATTGATATTTAGTTGTCTACATCACGACTTAGGAAAGTTAGGTGTTAGGGGTGAATTACATTATTTACCAAATCAGGAAGAATGGTCTCAAAAGAAATACGGAACTTTATTTGTTCGTAATGAGAATATTCCATATATGACCTTAACCGATAGAACTTTCTTTACATTGAACCACTATGGTATTCAGTATAATGAGAAAGAGTATTTTGCAATCAAACTTACTGATGGTATGTATGATGAAGATAATCAAAAGTATTTAGCAGGTCACGACTTAAAGAAACAATTAGTTTATAAGTTACAATTTATTATGCATTGGGCAGACCATATGTCGACAATCATTGAAAGACAAGATAACATACTTTAATGTCAAAATGTCAAAAGTAGTCCTTTGGTATAGTATTTGGACTATATAGGATATTATTAACAAAAAACATTTATTATGTACACAATTGATTACAGTAAATTATTCGAAGAGTTCTTTAATGAACCAAAAACAACAACTTATGTTCCAAACAAATTCGCAGTAGACATTAAAGATGAATCTGCAACAATTGCATTATCTGTATTAGGTCATGACCCCAAAGATATTGAAATTAATTGCTTTGAGGACAAAATTGAAATCAAAGCTAAAAAGATAGGAGAGGACAAAGAAAACCCTTTCAATCAATTAATTTCAGACATTGAAGAACGAATCCAAGTAGGTAAAAACTTTGATGGTAAAAAAGCAAAAGCTGAGATTAAAAATGGTATTCTCTTAATTACTCTTGAAAGAAAGGAAGAGTCCAAACCAAAAAAATTAACCTTAAAAGTTGGTTAATTCAGTTATTTTTCGTATATTAGAAAGGTAGGAGTTTAAACACTTCTACCTTTTTTTATACAAATAAATACTTATTACTATGATATACAACGAAAAAATACAAATGTTATTGGAATCTTTAGACGGCAAGTTAAGGATTTTACAAAATGGAATTACTGGTGCACAGAATATGACACCATCAGAAGCTCACACTACTTTAGAAGATGCAAGAAAGGTAGTAGAGCGTATTTCCGAATTAACAAGAATAAATAGATAAATGAATTGGCTTAAATATTTAGTCGGATTTTCTGCACTAATTATAGCCGGTTGTGCAGCGTTCTTTTCGGTTACCGGATTGGGTGTTCTATTTAGTGGAGCATCAACCGCAGTAATGGTAATGGCAGGTGCTTTGGAGTTTGCTAAATTAGTAGCAGCAACTTATTTAAAACAAATGTGGGGTGAAATTAAGGGATTTAATAAGTGGTATTTAGTTTCTGCAGTTGCATTACTTATGTTAATCACATCTGCAGGTATCTTTGGTTATCTATCCAATGCTTTTCAGTCACAATCACTCAAACTACAACAGGTAGATAGGGAAATTATGGTACACTCTACTAAAATTGACCAAAATACTACTCAAATTACGCAACTATCAACACAAATTAGTGAGTTTAACAAAAATCAAGGTAAAATCATTGATGGCGGCAAGGTAAATTCTCGTCTTTTACGCTCAATAGACAATAGAGACAAAGAAATTGCTAAAATTAACAAAAAAATTAGTGATTTGCAAGACCAAAACGCTAAAGAGAACGAAAAAATCAACGAAATTAAGACTTCTAACATAGATTTGGAGAAAGAAGTGGGTGGTTTTAGGTTTGTAGCAGAAGCATTTGGTGTAGAATTGAAAAATGTAGTCAAATTCTTCATATTTTTGATTGTAATAGTGTTTGACCCATTGGCAGTAGCACTTATCATAGCATTTAATGGACTAATCGATGTTAAAAAGAAAAAAAGAGAAGATATTTTAGGTGAAATGATTGAAAATAATCAAAAAATGGGTTTATATGAGGTTTACGGAGATGATATTATTAACGAAACTGAAAAAAATGAGATTAACAAAACGAATGAAATTACATCTACTAACACTACTGATGTTGTGGCAAATTCTACACCTAATGATGAAGATATAGAAGAAACACCATCATTAAAATGGGAAGAATTTATGCATCCAGATTTTCAATGGCAAAAACGAAATTT